AAGTGCTATCCGCGCAACCCGAAGGATGACGGATCGGCGGATATTGCGACTGCGGTCATTCGCTACGTTCTTGACAACAATCGCTGGGAAAGCCTGTCGAGCAAGATCGCAGGCGACGTGGCGAAGGAAGGCCTTGGCGGATTAGAGCTGGGCCTGACGCAATCCAAGCAGGGCGACTACGACGTCACGCTGGCTCGCGTCCCGACCGACGCCTATTTCTACGACCCGACATCGTGGGAGGCGGATTTCACCGACGTGCTGTTCGCGGGAACGGCCAAGTGGGTGGACATGGAGATCGCCAAGACGTTCTGCCCGGCAGACAAGTGGGACGAGATCGCGACCACCACCGACAGCGAGGGAACGCGCGACGACGAGAAGCGAACGGTGCGATGGTACGACAGCAAGCGCAAGCGGGTTCGCCTCGTCGATCACTGGTACTACCGCAACGGCCAATGGTGCTGGGCGCTGCACACCAAGTCGCTGGTGCTGATGGAGGGGCTGTCGCCGTTCTACGATCCAGACGGCAAGCCGATCTCCAAGTTCATCATGTTCTCCGCCAACGTCGATCAGGACGGCGACCGCTACGGGTTCTTCCGCGACATGAAGGACACGCAGGACGAAACCAATCACCGCTACAGCAAGGCGCTGCATCTGCTCAACACGCGGCGCATGATCGTCAGGCGCGGCAGCGTCGACGTCAATAAGACGCGGAGCGAGGCGCAAAAGACCGACGGCGTGATCGAGTGGGATGCCGAGAAGCCGGAGTTCGACGACGCCAAGTCGCTGGCCGACATGCAGGGCCAGCTGCGCTTCCTTGAGGACGCCAAGGCCGAGATGGAGAATTTCGGGCCAAACCCGGCGCTGATGGGGATGGCGGAGGGCGCGAAGAGTGGCCGCGCGATTGCGCTGTTGCAGCAGGCCGGGATCGCGGAGCTGGGGACGTACATCATTGAATATAAAGATTGGAAGCTGCGGGTCTATCGCGGAGTGTTCTGCGCGGTGAAGCGGCACTGGACGATGGAGCGGTGGATACGAGTGGTCGACCCCGACGACGAGATGCAGATGCTGCAGATCAACGGCATGCGGAGCGATCCGATCTACGGGACGCCGCAGACCATCAACAGCATGGGCGCAATCGACGTCGATGTGATCATCGACGAGGGCAGCGATACCGTGAACCAGATGCAGGATGCATTCGACACGCTGGGCGTTCTGGCCTCGCGCGGTGCCGAGGTGCCGCCGGGCCTGCTGATCGAGCTGGCCCCGATCAACTCACGCATCAAGAAGAAGTGGCTGAAGCAGATGGAGGACGCCGAGAAGAGCGACCCGATGAAGGAGGAGGCCAAGAAGATCGCCTTGGAGAGCGAGGACGCCAAGGTGATGGAGACGAAGAGCAAGGCCATCAAGAACATGACCGACGCGATGCTGAACGTATCGCAGGGCGCGTACTCGCCAGCCACGTTGCCCTACGAGCCACACCTGCTGGGGCTGGCAGACTTGCTGGACAGCGATGAAACCAATGACCAAGGGGTGCCGGTGCCGGACGGTGGGATGAGAGGCCCATCGCCCGGCGCTGGTTCTGGATTGCAACCGGCTCCGCCGCCCAATCCGGAGGAGCAGATCGCGGGTGGGCAATTCCCTGCGGCACCGCAGGCGCAGCCGCCATTCGGGGGATGATCGATGGCTGGCGTCAAGCCGCTGCTTGAAACCGTCGGGGCGTTGCTGCCGAAGATCAGGACGTGGCATGCGTCACCGCACGATTTCGAGAAATACGACATCAGCAAGCTGCGAACTGGGCAGGGCGCTGCGTCGTATGGCGAGGGCATCTATCAGGCTGAAAGTAAAGCGGTGTCGGGGCGCGGCGGTCAGTATTGGAACGAGTTCCTGAACCGTTTCGAGGGGCCGGAGTGGGAGGCCGCGACTGTCCTGAAGAACAACCAGTTCGACCGTGACAAGGCGATTGCCGATCTGTCGGAGCGCGTTGCTCACATCAAGGGCGAGCTGTCGAAGCCCAATCCGGTCAGGACGTGGCGCGAGCTGCTGCCGTTCTACGAGAAGCAACTGGAGCTGGTGAAAAGCGGCAATCCGGTCGGTCCTCGCGTCTACGAGACGGAGATCAGCGCCAAGCCGGAGCAGATGCTGGACTGGGACGCGCCGTTGTCGGCGCAGCCGTCGAAGCCGCACGAACGGCTTGCTCCTAATATCCGCGACATCATCGAGCAGCGAGCCGAGAACTATGGTGTGAACTCCTTGATCGACGTGCCTGATGCATACACCGGGAAGGATTTGTACAAGACACTGCGAATACCAGAGGTCGCTGACGAAGTGTTCGAGGCGCTGGGAGGAAGGCAGAGGCCACTCAACGAGCGCGAGGGCATTCTCGCGATGGACTACCTCAACACCATCGATCTGCCGGTGACGCGCTACCTCGATCAGCATTCGCGTCACCTTGGACCGGCGAACGATCCGGCGGCGCAACGGCAGATCGCAGCCATCACCGAGAACATCGAGAGGCTTCGTTCGCTTGGCGACAATCTGAAGGCGAGCGAGCTGGATCAGACCAGAGCGCGGCTGCAGCGTGGATTGGATGCGCCGCGCACCCACAACTACGTCGTGCGTGACGACAAGTTTCTCGAAATCCTCCGCAAGCTGGCGATCCCCGGTCTGGTTGGTGGCGGCGGCGCGATCACAGCGTATGAGCCGCAGCGATGAGCAAGATCGACGTCATCCGCGCCGCGCTCAAGACGATGGAAGCCTACCTGCCGCAGGCGCAGCAGCGCATGCTGGACGTGGCAGGCAAGGAGCTGCCGATCCGGGGCCTGCCGACTGATCCGATGATCCTGCAGAGCCAGCCGTTCATACCCGGCCCGTCGCGTGAGCTGCGCGAGCTGGCGCAATCCTACATGGATCAGGCCGGGCTGCCGTACACTCCGGTACAGAACTACGTTCAGGTTGACATCCCGCGAGCGCAGAAGATCGCCAAGGAATTTGAAGCGATGCGGCATTCGCCCAACGACCCGGAAACACGACGATCCTACGAGGCGATGGCGAAGGAGACGCGCGACCAGTACGAGCAGCTGCTCAAGACCGGCGTCAAGTTCGAGCCGGTGCCGTCCAACATTCCCGATCCCTACGCGGCGACACCGCGTCTGGCGGCGAAGGATGCGCTTGAGAACAAGCACATGTGGTATTTCCCGACCGAGCAGGGGTTCGGATCGGAGGCGATCAAGGATAACAAGCTGCTGGAGAAAAGCGGCGTCAAGATCGGCGGCATCGAGGTGCCGTACAACGATCTGTTCCGCATCGTCCACGACATGTTCGGCCATCACAAGGAGGGGCTGGGTTTCCGCGCCGCTGGCGAGGAGAACGCATGGCGATCTCACGCGCGGATGTACTCGCCGGAGGCGTTGCCTGCGATGACGGCGGAGACGCGGGGGCAGAACAGCTGGGTGAACTACGGTCCATTCGGACAGCAGAACCGCACCGCGAGCGCAGCCGACACCGTCTACGCACCGCAGAAAACCGGCATGATCCCTGACTGGGTGGTGCAGGCCGGGCGGATGTCTCCGCTGGGCATTGGCGGCCTGCCGATTGCGCTCGACGCCTATCAACCGCAGGGGCAACGCTGATGGCGCAGCTCGAAACCTCCGCCGCGTTCCCGCTGCCGCAGGAGCCGAGTGCCGCCGAGAAGGCAGCGTTCGCGACCTCGCGCAAGTATCGCAATGTGCGGCCCGGCACCTCCAACATGGAGGCGGTGGCTGATTTCCTGATCCCGAAGGAGCCGTGGGAATACGGCATGGTCGCCGCAGCGCCCGGCATGGGGCTGATCGGTCAGGCGCTGGCGAAGCTGCCTCGCGCGGCGAAGCTGGCGGCGCTGGGCCTTGGCATTGGCACCACCTCGACCGAAGCCGAGGCGGCCAAGGTGCCGTCGCTGAAGCAGATGCGAGAGTTGCTGCAGCGTCTTGGCATCGACGACGCGCAGCGCATCTTCAAGCCGGGCGTCTACAAGCGGCCAGACGTGATCGCGCGTGAGGCGTCGGAGAACGTCGCGCCCGAGCATCCGGCGATGAAGGAATTGTTCGGCGTGACGCGCGAGGATTTGTACGAGATCGGCGAGCGCGGGACGCGCAAGGGCAACATCGAGCCGTCGTACACGCAGGCTGGGAAGCCGAAGGGTTCCTACGTCTCTGACGCGCTGATGAACCCGATCAACGCGCAGCGCCAGATCGACACGCTGACGGAGGCGCAGAAATATCCGCAGCTCGTTCACGGCATGCAGAGCTGGTACGTCATGGACCCTGCGTTCCAGCGGCTGGAGCAGCTGGTCGGTCGCGAGGAGGCCGTCAAGCGGTACAACCAGTTCAACACGGTGGTGCCGATGTTCTCTCCGGCGTCTCCGGTGACGTCGGAGCTGAACCGTGGCACCGCCGCCAACATGATGATCAATCGCGGCGAGTGGGACCAGTTCGTGCGGCACGGCGGCACGGCGGTGAAGGATCGCGGCGCGGATTTCCCAGACATCATGCGCGACGTCGTCCCGCATCCGTATCAATCGACGGCGCATACCGGGCCGGTCGGGCGCTATATCGAAACCGGCGATCCGACAACGGCGATGAAATCGGTCAAGGTGCCGCTGTACATGCAGGCGTCGGGCGTCCCGCAGACCGGCTTCCAGACCCGCCTGCCGGTGCCGGACGCGCACTGGGGCCGCTCCGTCGGCGTGGCCGACGTTCGCACCACCGCGAACCCCGGCGTCTCGCTGAAGGCCCCGGAGTACGGTCAGCTGGGACCGTGGTATCGCGAGAGTGTCGCCAAGCCGATGGGCATCGAGGCGGTCCCGGCGCAAGGTTTCCAGTGGGGCGTCTACGCGCCGCAGACCGGCGTTGACACGGCTATCGGCGCTCCGAAGCTGGAGCTGCTGTCACAGATGGTTTGGGAGCGAGCCAAGAAGCTGGGCCTCGATCCCGCCAAGATGCGCGACGACGTGCTGCTGGGCAAGGAACACGCGCTGTGGGCGCTGGGCATTCCCGGCGCTGGCAGTTTTGCCGCTGGGGCATACCAGCCGCAGGGTGTACAGTCACAGTAACCAAGGGGCGTCCCATGCAAGATTTCTCGACGATGGCGCGTTCGATGCAGAACATCGCAGCGCCCGGCAAGATGCCGATGGCGACCATGCAGGGGCGCGGCCCGATTGCCGCTCCGGCTGGGCCGGGGATCGCGGCACCGGCACCGCCGCAGGCACCGGGCCAAGGCGGCGACCAGATCATGCAGATGATCCAGATGATCGCGCAGCAGATCGAGGAGATGACGGGCGTTCCTGCGACACCTGAACAGATACAGGCGGCGCTGTCGCAAGTGATGCCCGGCATGGGTGCTGGTGCTGGCGCTCCGCCTCCCGGCATGGGCGCTGGCCCGGCACCCGGTGGAGCGATGCCGATGGTGCCACCGCAACTGGGGATGAAGCGATGATCAAGACCTTTCTGACCTTGCTGACCTTGCTGGCAACGACGTCGGCGCTGGCGCAGCCGTTCCCGGCTATCGGGGTGCCGACCTACTACGCGTCCGGCATTGACTGGTCGGTGCCAGCGAACGCCACCGACGTGGCCTGCATCGAGGGTGCAGCTGGCCGGGTGGTCAAACTTAACGGCGCGTTCCTGTCAGGCACCGCGCTGACGGCGGCGACGATCAACGTCACGACGCTGCGGCGCAGCTCGCTGAACGTCGGCGGCACCAGCAACGAGGCGGTGCCGACGTCCGGCAGTCCGACGCACCCTGCGGCGCTGGCGAAGCTGAAAATCTGGACCGTCTCGCCGACCACGCTGGGCAACACCGACGCGCCACCGAAGGGCGCGGTGTTCCGCCGGTTGCGCTGGGATATTGGCACCACACTCAGCTCGCCGGACGGCTCGCTGGCGATGATCGCGGCGCAGGCGAACAATCCCTACACATCGCAGCCTGAAATCCGCAATGCCACTCAGGCGATCTGTCTTAGTTTCGGCGGCGTAGCGCCAGCATCACAGCTCAACCTCAATGTGGTTTGGACGGAGACTGCGGAATAACGGAGGCGACCATGATCGGCACTCTCGTACACCTCGTCATCTATCTGCTTGTCGTCGGCCTGATCGTCTGGCTGCTGCTGTGGCTGATCGACTACGTTCCGGTGCCGGAGCCGTTCAACAAGGTCGCCAAAATCATCATCATGGTGGTTGCGGTGCTGATCGTGATCTTCGTGCTGCTGGGCCTGATCGGTGAAGCGCCGAGACTTAAGTTGGGCGAGTATCCGGTCAGCGTTTTCCTCTGAGGATTTCGGAGACGCGGCCACCGTTGCGGAGGCCGACCTGTTCGGCGATCTCATGCATGGTCATGTTGGTTTCCGCGAGGTCGAGAACCTTATCTCGCTGATCGGAGCTGATGAACCCCCACTCCGCTGGGGCGCGGCGAACCGGCGAGGCCCTAACGGTTAGGGCCTCCGCCTGCCTGCTGAGAATGGTTGCCTCAGTGATCAGCTCTACTGCCTGCAGCATCTTGGTGCGTGATCGGGCCATCAGAACTCTTGCTCTTGCCATGTCACTCATGCGTATCCTCCTGTTGGCGCGTCGGACTGACGGCGGTTCACCTAGACCTCGTTTCCCCTGCTGACTGTCGGCTCGACGCGCTGCAGCCTGACGTGATCGGGGTGGCAGTTTTCCCACTGCGCGACCTTGGCCTTGGCCTTCTCCAGACTGATGTCGCGGTGCAGCCGCCTGACGTTGCCCTCGACGTTGACGATGGCGAGCCGGTTGCCCGACCAGAAGATGTAGCCGCGCAGCCGACCGGCGACGATGACGATGTAGTCCGGCCTCAGCGTCGGCACAGCCAGCTCCCCAGCACCGCAATCCACCGGTAGCGGTATGGGCCGTACCATCCGACCAGACCGGTCGAGGTGATCTTGCAGTACCACCAGCCGCGATTGGTCAGCATGATCTGCTTCACGGCGCGTTCTCCAGCCACGCCTGCTCCAGCCTGCTGATTTCCTTACGCACCGCGACCCACGCCTCGCGCAGCTCGTCGTTGCGCCAGCCGTCCTCGTTCGCCGACATGCCGCCGTCCTGCCGGTAGATCGCGTCGGCGGCGATCTCCAGCACGGCGATCCACGGCTCCCGGTCCATGGGGCGGATGATCACGGCACCTTCTCCGGCTTCACCTCAGTGAGGCCATTCGCGTCCCAGACGTAGTTGACCGGATCGTCGCTCTGGTGGGCGCGGCTGTCCCGTACCAGCACCCAGCGGCGCATCAGGTCGCGCGCGTTGGCTTCCGCCTCATCCTTGGTGGCGAAGCGCAGCGCGTTGCTGCACCACTCGCCTTGGACGAGAACTTGCGGCTTCCAGCTCATTGCATTTCCTCCTTGTTTGGCGTCGGCCATGTCACGCCGATTTCCTTCTTCCACTCAAAGCAGCAGCAGTCGCCGCCGTCGGTGATGATGACGCGCTCGACGAAACCGAATACGGACGCAGGCCCGTGGGTGAGGCGGTGGCAGGCGCTGACGGCACGTTCGCCGTCGACGAAGCGCAGCTCCTCATGCTGGCCGCCGTCGCGGTCCCACCAGTAGACTGAGAACTCGTTGGTCATAGGAACACCACGGCACCGACGATCACCGCTGTCGTCCACAGTGGGCAGACGACGTAGCTGAACAGCTTCTGGCGGCGGCTCCTGACCGGCTTGAGGTAGACGATGCGCGGTGTTTTTGCCCACTCGAAAAACGACAGGACAGCGAGCCACGCTAGGCCGACACAGGTCAGGAATGTTGCGAGTGCTTCGATCATTGTCTCTTCTCCCATATCCCATGGAAGCCGTCAACCATTAAAGATGGAACCGCACCCTATCCCTTAACAACTACCAATCCCTTCTCGGCTAGCCTCTTGGCCCCACTCCCTACCCTCTCCCCATTGGCCGGGCCTGTCGCCAGCCAACGCTCCGCAGTCCACCCGGAAGGGCGGAAAGAACAGAACTCAGGAGCAAGCAGGGAATGGCCGGGTTCTAGATACCCGTCCTGACCGGACGTTTTTGTCGCGCTTCCGGTCGGGGCGAACCCTACTCCAGCGCGGCCTTGGTGCTATCGGGGGGTGTTGATGCTGCCGGGCGAGGTGCTATGTTGCCGGGAAGCAAGTCCACCCTTCGGTTGCAGCGAAGGTCTTGGATTAGGGCGATCCGGCTCGACACCGGGTCGCCCTTTGCATTTAGAGGCTACGCCCGGCCAGTTGCCGTTGGCAAGCCACTACATCTAGTAGGTGGACGGGGGTGACCCACTAGATGTAGTAGGTCGACGCCCCGTTGGGCCGTTCTAACCCCCTTGGATGGCCCAAAACTGAGAACCCGCCGGGGTCGCTCCCAGCGGGTTCTTTAGTATCGTCGACTTATACCTTGGTTTAGGCGGCGATCTTCACCCCCCTCAGTTCCGCCATCGCGTTCGCCAGAACGAACAAGGCCTTGTTCAGGTTGACGTTCTGGTCGACGCCCTTGATCTGGCGGGTGGTCGAGCGGCGCACGATGCCGTTGTCGTTGGTCCGACGCCCCTGCAGGCCACCCTTGATCGCGTTCTCCTGAACCCGATTGAAGGTTGTCCACAGATCATTCGAACGGTCCTCCCAGCGGCGCGGCTGCAGCAGCTGCACCGGCTCGATGGCAGACACCGGGGCCTCGCCCTCCACCTGCTCACCGAAGCGGATTTGGTGGGCGGCGTTGGCGAAGATGGTCTGCTCCTCGCCGGACAGCTGGATCGGCGACCACGCCTCCGGCGCAGCGAGTGCCTTGCGGCTCTCGTCGATCACGGTGAACGTGCCTTCGATCACCTTGCTCGACACGTCGCCCGTGTGGCGCACCTTGAAGCTGGACAGCTCCGAGACGAGCGACACCAGAGAGTTGAGGCAGGCG